AGCTTACGAGATTTGTACGATTTACGCTTTATTTTCTAGTAATTCATTACCTATGGGAATAGATACATTTGCAATATAGCCGCCTAGCGGTTTTTCTCCCCATACATTCTTAGGTTTTAGCAGATACCAACCGAGAACGGCCGCCCCAATTATCCCTATGAGTAAGCCTTTTTTTACCAATCCCAACCGCCTTTTTTTGATTTACGTTTACGTTTACGCGGATATGCGGCACGGCCTGATAATGTTTTCATTTTGCGCTTAGTTGTGCGGCGTTTACGTGTTGTAGTTTTTCGTTTAGTTTTTCTTTTAGTTTTTGTTTTTCGCGCTCTTTGCATTTTGCGGCCCCATGCCTTAGCTTCTTTAGAGCCTTTTTTCAAGTAACACTAACCCCCAAATTACTATAAAATGATTTAGCGGCCGCGCTTAAAGTTGGCACCGTTGCAGTTTGGCCCGAGCTCCATGTTATCGAACTGGTTGTCGGGCTTGCCGTTGGCGTTGGTGTATTGGTTCCTGATGAGGTTGTATAAGTTGGGCTAGATGGAAATGAAGAATAGCCGCCTAAATCTTGGCTAACTGGGCTAACATTTGCGGCCCCGCTCGATAATGTGCTAAAACGTTCAATTAAATTTGAAACTTCCCAAATGGGTTGAAGTAATCCGGCTAAACCCCCGCCAACCCCGCGCCCAAATGTTTCTATATTTGAACCGGCGGCGCCAATCGTTGCAACCTGCTCGGTTAAAGCCTTAGCTGTACTTGTTGCGGCCGCAGGCCTAGCGAACGCATTGCCCACAACGGCAACCAAAAGCCCTATTGCTACAATGGGAAAAATCTTAGACCATACAACCATATTTTTAATTAGGTTAAAACTTATTAAGTCATTCTCTATTCTAAGAATGTAGAATAATGGCGTTTAAATCAATGTTTTCGACTGGTGCTAAAAAATTCTTATTTGGTGCCGGCTTAGGCGCAATCGCTTCAACGGTTTTGGGTTTTGTTGCTCCTCAATGGGCTAATCACCCAATCGCTAAAGCGGGCGAGGCTGCCTTATCATACTCAGTTGGCGGGGTAGAGTCTGCAATTGGCACGGTTGCAACGGTTTTAATTGCACCAATGGGCGGCCAACGCGGAACCCAAGCACTCGATAATATTAGAACGGAGTCTCTATAATGGCCGTTCCATTAATGCGAGCATACAACGCCGTAGCACCGGCCGCACTCAATGCTTTTGCTTTAGCAACCGATAATATCACCGGCTTAACAGTACAGCAATTAAACCGCGATAATGTAATTTTAGATTTTGTAGATAATCCGGCCAACGCGGCCGGCATAGCACACAACGCCCGCCTTTTAGTAAACGGTTTAGAAGCTGGTGTTTCATTTTTCTCAGTGGCCTCAGACCCAGCAAGCGCGGGCCGTGTGGTAGCTGGCCCAATTCCTATAACAGTTGGAGCGGCGGCCGGCGGAAAACAATTAGCATTTAATGTAACACAAACATTAGGCGCGCTGTCTGCATTTCCATTTTTGATAAAATACGCTAACTTGTTTTAGGTGTAATATTGCCCGCAGTTATACAGGGTTTTATCGTAACAACAAAACCAAAAGACATCACATTAGAAAGTTTTCCAACCGTTGATACAATCGCGGCCGGTGCAACCAGCTCTATTGTTTACCCCGATTTATACAAAGGCGTTGCAATTTCCGCAGCTATCATAAATCAAGATGGGGCCAATGCTTGCACTATTTCAATTAACGGCTCTCTAACTTTTCAACTTGCCGCCGGCGGCCAATTTAATGTGAATGACCAAAATATTATTAGTATAAGAGTTACGGCCGGCGCGGCCGGTCAAACTGATATCGTTGCTCAGGTTGCACCAACATTGTTAACAACTGAGCGCGCACGTTTTGCTTTTGAGCGGGGTTAATCATGGGTTTTGGCGGCTCAGGCTCCTCAGTTACTCGCGCACATACTCACGATTCAGGCGTAATAAATGACGGCGGCAGCTTAAATCTAAACGGTGTAACGCAGGGCGGCGCGGCCATGACAACCGGTGCCATTACGTTTAGTGATGGGGCCGCCGGTAATATGCAAGTTTTAACTTTAGGAAATGCAAGTGATACACTTTCTGTAAACGCCGGCGCAACCGCGCCGGAATGGGCGGCCGCAACGGTGGCGCACGATTCCGGCATGTTAGTTTGTTGGGCCGGCGCGGCCGGCTCGGTTCCGGCCGGTTGGTTGCTATGTGATGGGGCTAGCATTGCTACTGCTACTTATGCCGATTTGCATACGGCCATTGGATATGTTTACGGCGGGGCCGGCGCAAATTTCAATTTGCCTAATTTAGTTAATCGATTTGTCAGGGGCCAATCAACACAAACGGCCGCAACGGGCGGCGCGGATAGTTTAACATTATCTACCGCGCAAATGCCTACACATACACACGTTGCAAGCGTAAGTGATGGTGGCCACACACACGGAATTCGTGTGTATCAGTCTGGTGGAACGGCAGTAGGGTCAGCACATTCAGGAAGTTTCGTCGGCACATCTACAACAGAATCTGCTACAACGGGAATAAGCGTGTCAAACGCCAATACCGGCTCAAGCTCTAGCTTTGATAATAGGCCCGCTTACCTTGAATTAATGTATATAATTAAAACATGAAAAAAATATTTATTCAATTTCAAATTTTACTTTTGAGAATCGGGACCGGATTTTTATCAATCTTTAATAAAAAAAAATAAAATTGTTTATGTTTTATTTTACATAAACATCTTTGAGCCAATTACAAACCGCTTTAGAACATTTCAAACAAATGTCATTTAAGGTATTTTTTGGCAAATAGACTTTACAGTATTTGCATTTTTCTCTTATTCTAGGTTTGTAATTTTCTAGTTGTTTCATGGTTCGAGCTCCTCATCTTGGGCCGTGTGATATATGCAAAAGTGCATTGCGGCATTGAGGTTTTTTAAACCGTGCTTACTTCTTATTTGGTCTAATAAGGCCCAATAACTAATCACTAAAGTTATTGTTTTGGCCGTTTTGCCCTCAGCCGTTTTTGCAAGGCCCGACTCAATCGCTTTTTTTGTTGGCATTTCATACCAGTATGGCATAATAATTCTAAGCCGTAATAATATAAAAATAATATATATTTTTTTATTTTGACAAAATATATAGACAGCCCCCTATTATTTCTCCCCAGACCAATACCGCATACGCTAAGCCCTATACTTAAAATGAACTTAATGACACTCTAAAATAATCATTAGGTTGTTAAAGGGTTGTTTGTTAGCTTTTGTTGAGTAAAGTTAGGGCCGCATGGGGGGCCTTTAGGGTTAAGTAATATCTATAAAGACATACAACACTTCATTTTATGTGGAAATTCTCGCTAGTGCGCTCATACTCATTGCCTGTGTTAGTATTGGTCTGTGCGGGGTTGTTATTACTCGGGGCCGGTTTAGAACTTCAAAACATTCTAGGCAATATATCAAAGATATTCAACAAGATTTGAGTTATATCCGCGAACAAAAGAATCAAGAAATAAAAGATTTGAGGCAAGAGACTTTAAGATTAAAAGGCGTAATCAACAAAACTAAGCAAGGCGTAACAGTTACAGACGGAGACTTAAAAAATTCAAGCGGAATCGTTGATATGTTAGTACAAAAATTAATCCCAAATAAATATCAAGAATTGGTAAAGCCGTATATTCCAAAAGCTGAGGCTTATGTAGCACAAAATAAAGATTCAATCATTGAACAAATTAAAAACATCAACACAAAAAATCAACCTAAACCCCCAGTTGAAGCAACTGGTAGCTTGTGACTTATGCGCCGATACTATAACGGGCCGGCCGCATGGTATAGTAAGAACCGTAGATATACAAACAAATTCTAACAAATTAGACCCCGTTTATAATACATCAATAGATTGCCCAAAATGCAAAGGAGCAAAATACGTATGGGAATAAACGAAACACGCAAACGGCTCAAATTTTAGGCCAGCTTTTCAATGTTTCTAAATTCGAGTTTAGAAAATCTTTGCATTTAGCTAAATAATTTAGCTTACGAGATTTGTACGATTTACGCTTTATTTTC